AATTGTGTGGGAATTGGCATTGTGGGTGTTACAAAAGGTCGCATTTTATCTACTGCCCAAACACCGATGCGTCGTGAAACTGCGTCATTGATACGGTCAAGCGCTTTCACTGTTGATATGCTGCCGCCTACAATATCATCCAAGTTGTATTCCATATGAACAAGATGTTGGTCACCAGCATGACGTTGCGGAGGCTCTACTCTAAGATTTACCCAAATATCTTTTACTTCAAAAATAAGTTCTTCTAACCAAGGGAAACGCTGGATGAGCTTAGCGAACATACCTCCACCTTGCGTAAGCATAGCACCTCCATGCTGTCTTCGTTCCTCTTTAGCAGCCGCTGCTTCCGACCAGTCAATTGATGCGAACATTTCTGTGAATTTTGTGGCTTCTTCGGGGGTCAAATCTAATTCCACTGCTAGGGCGTTGGCTGCTGTTGCGACGGGCAATCTATGAATAGTAATTAATTCGTAAAGAAAAGCATATCCAAGTAGAATCTTTCGCAGACCATCAAAAAAAACATTTGGTTTTTCTTTGAATTCCGTTTCGGAGACTTTTAGATTTTCTAAAAGTTTTTCTCGTGTTGGTGACATCACCCCCTATTTTAAGACCTTTAAAATAATTGGATGTAGACTAATAGAATGGTGGAAGACTGTGTAGTCTGCGGTGAAGTAGTAACACCGGAATGTAAAGGATATAAATGTAGCCACGGGCATGAATACCACCGGATATGTTTGACTACGAGCACAAAAAAGAAGGTATGTCTTGTCTGTGAAACACCGGTTAAATTACCGTATGCTCCACGAGCACCAAGACGATTAGATCGCGAACCGCGGGCTACACAATGTAAAGGTAAAACCGCACTGGGAAAAAAATGTCGTAATAAGACGTATGCTACATTTTGCCATTTACATGCTGCTGAGCCTTCAGCCGCTGCGGTAACAATTAATATATAAGTTCATTCATTAAAAGAGGAAGAAATGAGTAATTCAACTCATGGGTCGCCATTATTAGGTCCATTAGAATATGCTGTAGGTATGTTGGCTCCAGCAGAGTTTTTGGATTTGAATGCGGGTTCTGGTACAAGTAATGAATCAGCATCTCGTCTTTCTACAAACGTGGGAGCTGCTCGTAGTCTCCAGCAGAGATTTATGAATGAAGTTCAAGGGGCTTCTGGTTCGGATGAGCGTGACTGGTTGCGTGTGTGGCGTAAGAAGATTCGTGAACCTATTACACGATTTAATGATGCTTTCTTTGATTTTTTGATTAAAGACCGCGAAGGAAAAGACCAGGAAAGTATCACAAAGATGAAGCAATTAATTACACGAATGTCTAACAATATGCCTTCTTCAGGACGGTCATATTTCCCTGAACTCGGATGGGATATTAGCATGAATACAGTAAAACAGGAATTAGAAGAAGATTTAGATATACATTTGGAAGAATTTAAGGAATCGCAAAAAAAGTTATTGCGGGTTTACAGTGAAACATTAAAAGACCTTTTTGCTGTGGATGCTCGTCTACAGGAAAAAATCGCAAAAATGAATCAAGTTGTGGATAAAGTTCAAGCATTCATGCAGCTAGAAGCAAATTCTGAATTGAATGCTATGGCCGAACCTACAGCTAATTATCTGGCCGCTATACTCAAAAATAATGATATAAGCAGCGACTTTGTTCATTTTATGATTACTTATAAGCATTGGACGGCACTCTATGATACAATTCAATTATCTCAGGTTGCGGCGCCAAATGGTCCTCCCACCTGCTGTATCTGTACTATAGCAGATATCACACACGCAATGATTCCTTGCGGTCATACTTTCTGCTCGGGCTGTATTAATAAGCAGATGAGTCTCTGCTATCTTTGCCGGACAAGTGTGCGCGACCGACTAAAACTACATTTCCCTTGATTCTTCCACTTTTGGCTCTAGGAATTCATGCTGGAAAGCATGGGGTTTTAGTCTTTCTAGCCGTTCTTTTTTTTCAGGAAATTTCAGAGAAAGTTGCTGTAAAATATATTCTCTTCGTTTGGCTATGAGCCGAATGAAGAATTGACGAGATTGTGTGTCTTGAACTTCCGCCATTTGTGTTTATTTGTAGATCCGCAGTAAAGTCAATTTTTTTGGTTTGTGGGGCGCGTGTAAGTAATAATAATTTAAGGAGATAGTAGAGTAATGAGTCAGGACGAATACATTATTTCACATATGAGTGAAACAACAGTACAACAGCAACCCAGCAACATAGTTCCAGCAGAAGATATTCCCGAGATTTCCATTTTACCCAATTATCTTAAAGAATGGTTGACTTTAGAGGATGAATTAAAAATTTTAGGTAATGCTATGCGGGAAAAGAAAAAGCGTATGGGAATCCTACAAGGACTTATTACAAAGACCATGAAGGGACATAAAATAGCGCGCGTTAATATCAAAAGTGGAGCGATTCTATATCAGAATAAACAGACGAAGGAATCTATGGGTAAGAAGTTTATCATATCAAAGTTGACTGAGTATTTCAAGGGAGATATTATAAAAGCTACGGAGATTTTCAATTATCTTGAAGAGCATCGGGGGAAAAAGAGCAAGGATAATATTAAATTAGAGCGTGAATAGTAGAAATGCTTCGCATGCTAAGCCCAATCGTGGATAGTGTTGTTAAAATGGATTTTCGGGAGAACTTCACCAATATGTTAGATGCCGGAGCTATAAATCCCGGTGCTTTCTTGATTGCTCTTCTACTTGTTCTAGCAATTGATGTTGGTATTATTTATTGGTTGTGGAATAATGTAATTGTAAATGTCATTACAATTGCTAAACCCATTAAGAGTATCTGGACAGCAGCCGGACTACTTCTTTTCTTATTAATTGTACATTCTTAGCTCAGAAAGTTGATGTCGCACGAAGTTCTTCTAGAGATGGAGGCTCATAGAAGGCCGGGTCGCGTACACCATCGGGCATATCAAGTTGGGGTTGAGTTTTAAGGCATTTATCTAACATGACTGCCTTAAGACTTCCAACATTAGATTCAAGTTCTTGACTTGCTGATTGTGTTACTGCGGGATAGTAAGCATCTAATGCCTTAATTAATTGCCTACCGCGGATTAAATAGCGGTCAGTGGCTAGTTCAATATCACGTTGACGAATAGCCTTCTTGTGGCAGCGGCCTACAAGAGTAGCGGCAGGTTCTACGTCCTGTTCAGTTGAATAGGGAACATCAATGGATTTATAAACGCGGCCAGTGCCTTCATTAATATCAGTCTTAACTGCTGCTATTTTTTGAAAAAGAACATCTAATTCCCGTTTTTTTACATTATATTCAGAGGCTGTTTCATACGAGCATGCTGGATATGTTTGAGTACTAGCAAAGTTCTCATATAGAAATCTACGAGGATATAATTCAGCAAGAGCTAGCACTACAAAAAGAAAAAATAATAATGAAATTTCATACATCATTCTGTATCTCTATAGTATGTGTTTATAATCCTCCCCGACCACCGCGGCCCCGGCCACGACCCCTTGTCGCTGTTGGACCTCGTGTAGCAAGACCAGTTGGCTCTGGTACAGGAGGTAGAATGCCTTCATCAGCGGCCGCAGCAGCCGGGACAGGAGGGAGTGCTGGAAGTTGCGCTGCCGTTCCAGTAATTGTCAACCAATCACGCTCCATTGTATCAAGCAAGCCCAGAAGAAAGCGAATAACAGCCACAATGGCTCGCCGTGCTGTCATTTCCATATCAGCCTCTGAACCGATTTCAATTGTTAGTTCCTTCTTGAGCGGATGGCCCATCTTGTATCCGGCATATGTAAGACGTGGAGCCTGGTCCGCCATAATGTGACGCTCCACTAGATATGTCTGAAGTAGATTTCCAAGAGTATGGTCCTCAGTGTTATCAAAGATAACTTCAACGCCCTTGCGATGTCCTAGTGTTGGCTGAATACGAACATTTGCTGGAATTTGCATATCAAGCGTCTGATACTTCTGAAGCATCATCTTGATTTCGCGGATACCACGATGAACAACGGCTGGGACACTCATAAGTCCATTTGTCTCAATCTCAAAGTCAAAACTATAGGGCTCATTCTCCTCATCAACCAAGAAACAACGCTGGATTTCTAGTGTCGCCCATTCCCTCTTCAGGTTATTAAGCTGCGCAGGATTTACCTGACTTTGCTCATTAATCTTCTTTGACTCCTTCAGCCAATTCTGGAAGAATTCTTCCTGCCGAGAAGGGTTGGGATCAATTGTATGTCCATATGAACACTGGCAGACGGGAGAATAACGGACATTCTCTTCACCCGTAGATACACTCGGATAAGCAACCAACTTAATCTTTTCTAGACTATCCGCTGACCATTGAGGGCGGAGATGCGTAATCATAATTGGCTCTTTAGTAGTCGCGTCAACAGGAAACATTGCGGCATTTCCTTCTGGTCCTAAATCCTTCCAGCCTTCCGCATCCTGAAGAAAGATACGCATATCTGCCGTTGTTACCATACGGGACTCCTGTGTAGGATTTGCTACTTCAAGTTCAACACGATACTTCTTTGGGTCAAAATCATCTACTGCTGCGACATAGATAGGAATCATTCCAATGCGATGCGCCAGCATTTCATTTGGTAGAGGCGTTGTATTCTCCTGAATATGAACCTCTGACTGCTCAGGCGGCTCTGTGCGGAATCCAACCGTAGGAACCTTACATTGAATAATACGAACAAGAGTATTTGCGATTGTTGTATGACTAGGCGCTAGTGTGAAGGCCGCCCGCTCCTTCTTTGTCGCATCTGTCATAAGGGAAGCCCCCGATTCGGTATAGTTGCTAAACATTCTGCCTTATTTTATTCACAGGAATATGTTCAAATTTATTCACAAACACGCGTAACTCTAGTTCCATGAAATTCGTCATCCAAACAAGGGATGCCACACTTGTGCTTTTACTCCGAGAAATGCCGATTCTCACAATCATTTCTTGAGGAGGTCAAAAGAGCAGGATACCAATCAGAATTTAAATTTATTTGTGTTGATGCTGATGCTTCTGGCAAAAGGCCGCCGATTGTAGATAAGGGGCGTGTAGAAAAATGGCTGACGGCTGTTCCTACGCTCATTATTGATGGTGAAACAGGTCCTCGCACAGACGCAGAAGTATTTAATTGGCTCTCAATGAGGAAACTGCAGGAGGGTCGCTCAGGTCTTTCTTCGGGTGCTCCTGAGGGTAGCGGTGGTTCTGAACCTGTAGCTTATGGAAATGAATTGGCTTCTGGCAAGTGGTCAGATTCGTATAGTTTTTTCGGCCAGCAATTTGATGTAGGAAAGGGACAAGGGTTTGACCCGATTCCGCGAAACTTTGGTCAACTCCAGGAGGGTACAGGAAGTATAACTGGAATTGGTGGTCAGACTGCTGGGCAAGTTGTTGCTTCGCAGTCACAGCGTAGTAAGAAGGAATTGGCTATGGATAAAGCATATGAGGACTTTCAGCGAAAACGCGACCAAGATACTCCTGCTCCCTTTGGTCGTAAATAATATGCTTAAAGTTTCTAGCATAAATTACAATTAAGGTATGGATAAACAAGTAACGCCTTTAAAACGATTTACTAAGACTCTGATAGGATTTTTTGAAATGCTATCGGATTCCTATCCAGAGGAGCGTGATATTCGCTTAGCAACGGATGGTTTAAAAGCAATTGATTCTACAAATCCGCGAATTTTGCTTACACTATTTATGAAAAATGTATATCCTACCTTTCGTGAACCAGTATTATCTAAGAATGAAGAAGCTCTAATTAAATTAGGGCATGATGTCCTACAGAATAAATTCAGTGAAATGTCATTTGCTTTCTGGATTTTTGACAAGCATTGGAAAACCATGTCAGAACCAGATAAAGATAAGATTTGGAAGTGGTGTACTGCTTTAGTACTTCTTTCTGAGAAGGCGGCGGCTTCTTCGTGATTTACGGAAGCTTGGATCATTGTATCCGAAGGATAATTGCGGAAGAGAACTATTCTTCTTGAATAATTTATTGTAATTATTAGAACCATTACGACTTAGTAAAGGTAATCCTGTTGGAGACACACTATTTTGAGTGTTATCATTTCTGGATAGAAGAGGCAATCCATAGGAGGATGGTTCTTCATTATTAAAAGGCATGGCAACAGATTGACCTATGGGTCCCGCTCCTTCAATACGAACAGTGCTACCAGCAATAGGATTTGCTGATAATTCTCTGGTCATATCACCTGTTGGATACGATTTGCGTAATCCAACAATATAACTGTAAATTAAATCAATAAGGCGATTCATATCATTCCGCGCTTTACCGTATTTTCCAAGAATCTCAATTAAATGAACATATTCGGCCGGAACACCATCATATTTGGGAAATAGATTACGGATTGTGCTATTATCTTTTAAGATTGATGATGTGTATAAAGTAATATTTGCCTTTATTTTTTCAGGGTCACCAGGTGCCATAAAGGCAGTATTAATTGCCTCAAGCAGTTGCCGTTCATTTACATCTTGTAAGGATGATTTAACCTCACTCTCCTTTTCTTGTATAGCAACTATCTGTGCTCGTAGAACATCTTCTGGATTTCCGCCTCTTTGTTTTTTTAACCTACGTGTCTGTGAAGGCATCCCTAATGCGGTAGGAGAAAATATTAAAAAGAAGAGACAAAAGCAAGTATGTCACAACAGATTGAAATACAGAAGCGTTTTCTGGCAATTGTCACGCAATTTACAAATGAACTAAGTTTGTCCTATCCTGAACTTGAGAAGGGAGTTGAAGCATATATGAAGCGCAAGGATTATATTGAGTCTTTTTCTCCGTTGGCATCTGCTCTGAAAGCACCCGTCGCTGCTCGGGACGATTCATTTTTCCTAAAGTCAGGTAGTAAAAAGGGAATTGAAATTTTGCCTGGAATTTTTTTTTCTGCTAAACTCTGGTCTGATACCAGCAAGGAAACACGCGTGGTTTTCTGGGACTATCTAGCATCACTTATCCTTTTGAATACTATGGTTAATGCGCCTGCTCCTTCTGTGGCTTCTGTGGCTTCTGTGCCTTCTGTGCCTTCGGCAGCAAGTGAAGATAATACAGAGCAGGGTCTTCCCGACTTTGATGACATTATGAAGGAAATGGCCACTAATTTCAAATCCGAAGAATTCAAGGGAATTTTTGAGAACATGAAGAATATGTTCAAGGATTTGAGTGGAAATATTCCTCCATCCGCTGAAGGAGGAGAAGGAGAAGGTGATAAGAAGCCATTTGAAATGCCTAAGATTCCCGAGCATCTTCAAAATGGACTCATTGCTAAGATAGCAGCGGAACTAGCAGGAGAATTTAAGCCGGAAGATCTTGGAATTGATCCGGAGCTAATGGAACGCATGAATCCCATGCAAATCTTTGAGCATCTTCAGTTTGTCTATACAAATAATCCCGAACTACTAACGGAGGCTATGAAGCGTGTTGCAGGTAAAATTAAGGATAAGTTTGCCTCTGGTGCTTTGAACCGAGATGCTCTTATGCGGGAGGCCAAGGAATTGATGACTTATTTTACAGACAATCCGGCTTTTAAGGAGATGTTTGATTCAATGGGAGGACTCTTTGATAATCCTTTTATGGGTGGTGGCGAAAGTGCTAAAGGGTCGCAATCTGACCGTCTTCGTGCTGCTCGTGAACGTCTTCGCAAGAAGGCCGAGAAAAAGAGTAAAAAGTAATTTCGTGGACATACGATAGGGAAGAGAAATGCAGTGTAGTTCATTTTTCACAGAAGATATTTCAATACTATGGCGTGAAGGAGATGACTTTTTTCCCTTTCACGCACGGGCCCGTCGGTGTACAAGCGTTGCTCTAAATAGTTTTACACGCTTTGGTATACTCCTCGGTGTAATTCTGTCTCTGCTTCGTCTTGATTTTCGTTATTTAATAATAAGCACATTATTTCCTCTTCTAGCAGTGGGTGCTTTTTATGGAATGAAAACGAAAGATACTTTGCGTGAAGGATTTCAAGGAAATATTCGGGATGGAGTTGCTGATAAAGTCGTAGCGGATGTGATTGGTGTTCAAGATCGCACTGGCCCAAATGCGCCGAATCCTTTTATGAATGTTTTGATGGATGAAATTAATAACAATCCGGCAAAGCCTCCGGCTGTCTACTCTAATTCTCCCGCCGTCAAAAAAGAATTAGATGCCTATTTCCAAACTAGTATTTATAGCGACCCTGGAGATGTTTTTCAGCGGAATCAAGGGCAGCGCCAGTTTGTAACCCCTCCTAGCACATCTATTCCCAATGATGCTGGTAGCTTCCAAGACTGGCTTTTCCGTGTGCCTGAAAAAACATGTAAAGAGGGAAATATGGGGGCGTGTGTTTCAGTGAATAATTCGGGACGTTTTCCGCATCTTACATAAGTATTTTTTTATTGACCTGGGTTAGAGAATGGCCGCCAATACATTTCAAATAAATCAATTCACGCGTGTCCACGATGACCGTTGCGGAGTTGACAGTTTCTACCGCCAATCTGTTGGACCTGGTTTCTGGGCGACTACTAATCTAGTGCCGAGTGCTTCAGATGTTGTGCCGCAGGCTCTTAATAACCCGACGATTATTGCGAAGGAGGGATATGGTTTACTGCCGAAGAATATTGACAATGACAGTATTTTACGCAATCACGCCGTACAGGAAAATCGTCAGCGTTGCCCTATCCATCCGCAGGCGCGTCCCTTTGTAACAGTTCCGTATATGGGCCGTGGTCGTGGTGAGCCTGTGCTAGAGGCTAAGCTCCAGCAGAGTGAATTTGTTCGTACAGGCAAGGACTGTATGACGGTTACGGATAAGCCTTTTGCTCAGCAATTCACACCTTTGCTTCCTCATGTTGAGAAGAATATCCAAAATCCGGTTCACATAATTCCGGAGGATGCTGCTTCAGGTTGGGTTCAGGGCGGTATTCCCAGCAGACAGTATATTCGTGACTTGAATGTGTAAATTTTGTATATAAATGTTATAAATATATAATACATTTTCCCAAAATAGGGCAATGTATGATATATCAATCTATGGGCTTGGTAAGCATCTAATAAAAGATGACTTAACCGATTTATCTAATAATTTACCCACCTGGAAAGATTTAATTCCGATTATGCGCCAAACAGCAAGTTTGCCGGATTATCAGACTTTGAGTTTTGTTATTGAAGATGTAAGCGGTAATACATGGCTTCCAGCATTTCAGTGGGAAAGTCTATTATCTCAAGGAACATATGGAAAAGTTTATAAAGGAAATCGTGTTGTATATCGTCGTCAAGGAACATCACAGCAATATAAATTATTATCTGGAACTGAACATATTGTTCTTAAAGAAATCTCTATTCCGCAGAATATAATTCCGGAAGATCATGAACGTGAAATAAAAGCCATCATGTATGAAGCCACAATTCATGGACTTGTTACACAGTTTTTTAAGAAAATTAATTGGTCGTTTGCTGTGCCCGGTTTGTATGAAATTTTTTCACGGGGAGCGCAGAGTACTACGACAGTTTATGATGTGAAAGAAATTGTATTTTGTATGGAATATATTCGTGGTGTTACACTCTTTGAATATTTGAAACAGAATTTGATTACGGGTGTTCAGAAGAAAAATGATGCTTTCTACCTGCGTATTCTAGCAGAGATTGCTCTTCAATTGCGGGAAATTCAAGTAAATCTGCGGATGAATCATCGGGATATGAAGGTGAATAATATTCTAATTCGCAATCGGAAACCGGATTGGATTCATGTTTTTGAAAAGTTCTATCCACCATTAGTTGATTTTGATTCATTTAATTTTAATGTTGTGCTAATTGATTATGGATTTGCGTGTGTTGCTTGCGGCGATTCACATGATATGCCAGAAATGAGTTTGTTGGAAGCTGGTTCATGGTTTGGGCCTACTGATTCCTGTTTTAAATCTGGTCGGGATTTAGTACAATTTATTTATTGTATGGAATGCTATTTTCCGCGACGCAGATATTTTACAGATTCATTTTGTGCGTTGATTGAGAAATGGTTGACAGTACCCTTTTCGGAAGGGACTTCTCATTTATGGATGGGCATTGCTCCAAATGGAAAACCATATACTATTCAGCGGCCACTTATTTTTGATACGGGCATTTATGAATTTTTAAGACGCACAGAAGTGAATCCTTCCCACTGTGCCCCTCAAAATATTTTGGAGGATATTCACGCATATTATTTAGATAATTAAAGACTTGGCCTTAGACCTGGTCTTCCTTGAGGAAATAAAGGACTTGCTTTTGTGGGTCTTCCGGCCCTAACAGATTCAGCGGGATCACTTGCTTGATTTGTGAACCGGACCTGTGCTCTTGGTGCCGGTGATCCTGCTGGAGGGCCTGGGGATTGTGTCCTTAATGGTGTTGCGGGTGGTGCTGGAGCTGCTGGAGCTGCTGGAGCTGCTGGAGCTGCTACTGCTGGCGGCCGAGGAGCACTAGGTGCTACGACTACATCATCCGTTACAGGAATATCCAAATATATATTCGGCGTTGTTTCGCATAAAGGTTGTTGAGTTTCAACCCGTTGTCGTAATTCATTTAAATATGCCAGCAGAGAAGGATGTTCTATGCCACCGCGATGTCCTCTTAAGGTAGGTGATCGGTCAGCAGTCCATGCTTCTCGCCGATCAGGTTGGACTCCATTTCTAAATGCGTACACATTAACATAGTTCATAAATGTTGCCATGATCTCAGTATAATTAAAATATTCTGCCGATGAACGTTCTAAATTAGTGGATAGA